GCTTCCAGCACCTCCGCCCATTTGTAGGAGTAGTACAGCAGAACCTATAATCCCATTACCATTAAGCAGGTTAAACAGATTCCTTTGCTGTCTGTTATTAAGAATCATTTCACCAGCATTTACCCTAGCCAAGTTCATATCTCCAATAGTACTATTGCCAGCGAATATACCACCAGTACTAAAGGAAGGAATACTAGCCAAAGCTGCTACTACAGCCGCTGCTGCTGCACCTGCCAACAACCATCCTACAAACGGGGTTTGGGCTGCACTGGCTACACCACTGGCAATAGCTTCACCTTTCTTGGCTGTAGTTAATGCTACAATTTGTGGAATAGCTGCTGCTACAGCACTAATCAAATTAGCACCCCAACTTAACCAAGCTGCTGCACCTTCATTGGTCATATTGGTTACAGAACCCATAATAGAAGCTATAGCACCTAAACTTTGTGCATAATCATTATTCAGTTTGATATTCTTATTAGTAATAGGGCTACTAAACTTAGGAAGTGAAGTAGGTATTTCTGGCTTCACCATACCAGCCAAACCAGCAGGTTTGCCATCTAACTTACCAATAGGTGCATTAGGATATTTGTACTGGAACTCTATTACCCTCTTCTGTTCAGTAAGTGCATTTAGTTCAGCATTGATTCTTATCCTATCTTCATTACTAATAGCTAGGTTTAATTCCTTTCTTAAAGATGCCATCTGTGCATCCAGTTCTACTAATGAACCAGCAGGAATAACAGGTTTTAATTTAACCTCTCCATTATTAAGACCATCCTTTAAATCCTGTCCTGCATCAGACATATCTTTCTTAATAGTACCAGCCTTATCAGTAAAAGTTATAGCCTTATCTAGCATATCCTTTACTTCTTCACCGACTTCCGAAGTAAAGATATTCTGGAATCTAATCATATTCTCTAGGCTCTCATCTGTAGCTTCTTCCAGTTCCTTAACACCTTTAGTATAAGTATCTAAGCCTTCACTACCTATACCAGCACCGCTAATCATCATTAAGTAACCTAGATTCCTAGTACCTTTAGCATCTGACTTCCTTTGCTTGTACTTCTCTAAATCTGCATATTCCTTAGTAGATGGGTCTAATAAACTCTCATATAGCTTCTGTGCTTCCCTAGCATCATTAATACCAGTAACACCTTTAGCCTTCATTACTTCTTGAATCTGTTCCCAGAAGTACTTACTTTTACTTTCCCTCTCTAAGATTTCCTTCTTGGATAATTCTATGTAAGTGTTATAGGCTGCTGTTCTTTCCTCATTACTAATACCCTTCTTAGTAATAAGGTATTCATAGTTATTTCTTTCTGCTTCTAATCTATCTGCTTTAGATTCACCAATAGCCATAGCCATCTTAGCATTAGATAAGGCTTCTGTATATCTCTTAGCAAGTCCGATAGCATTTAATATCCCATTCTCAAATACAGTCCAATCACCACTATATAAAGACGAAAAGAAGTTATCTACAGTAGTCTTAGCAGTACCTACTACAGTATTCCAGTCCTGTTGTGCTTCTCTGGAACTATTAACAGCAGCATTAAATGCTTCTCCTGCCGTCATTGCTACACCTAGCACACCAGCAAATCTTCCTATAGTGGCTGTGATATTCCTTCCTACCTGCTGAAACTGTTGTACTTGTTGTGTGGACTGTCTTATGTTGTTATCGAATTGACTACTATTTAATAATAGTCTGGTTACTAAATCAGCCATATTTAATTATGTGTTGTATATTGTTTAGCTTTCTCTTTCAATCTCTTAATATCTTCATTACTAATAGATGTTTCTCCTATAGTATCACTATCCCAAGTAAACTGCATTATATCAGTAGGCTTTAACTTCTTAGTGCTGTTACATTGTGCAATTACATAAGCTATCATTCTAGCCTGTTCCCAGCTATTTCTGTCCTTCCTATGTAGATTGCTAATCAATGGTTCTAACTCATACATCTGCATCTTATCTAGTACATATTCTGGGTCTAGTCCACCTTCTATTACTAAGGCTGAATATATCTCCTTAGTGGTTAGGACTTTTTTTTAGCATCCGTATTATTAGTAATGAATAGCTGCTGCTTCTCCAGTTCCTTCTTTAAGAAGTTCTGGAACTCTACCATAATACCCATATCTTCATCTATGGCTTCTATCAGTTCCTCAAAGGTTAGTGAACTGTCTGGATTATTAGCCATTAAGACACAGTAGAAGAATAGATATTCATCTGTGATAGTCTTTAACTCAAATGCCTTACCTGTAATCTGTTCATAGATAAATAAGGCTCTAAGAGTATATTTCAGTTTGTAGTCTTGTCCTTTAATAGTCATATCAATAAGTATTAAATAATAAAGCCTTTACACCTCCATAACCTAGAGATATAAAGGCTTATAATTATGCTGTCTTTGTAAGTGCTCCAACACCTTCAAATGAAGCTGTAAATGTTGCATTATCTCCATTAGGTGCATTAGCTTCAAGTGCTGTAATAATAACATTACCCGAATATGTTCCAGTAGTGGCTGGCAACCATCCACCAGAAGGAACTTCATCTTTCTTTGTTGCGTAGTCTTTCTCTAAACAGAATACAGCCTTAATAGGTGTTCTGGCTGTCAGCTTATCGAATAACTGTTCAAAAGTCATACCTTCACCATCATTAGAATAAAGGTTCTCGGTACTACAGTTCCAGCTAATCTTTCTAGCAGCCTTAGCTACCCATTTACCACCGCTATCCTTAGAAGTGGTTTCTACTGTTTCTACATTTATACTTAGTTTGTGGCTAGTGGCAAATGCTATAGACTTATCGTCAATAAATAGCATTAAGTCACCACCGTTAATTACTTGTCCTGCCATTTGTCTTTATGTTGAATGTAAGGTTTTGAATGAACGTATCTTCTATGTAATCTTCATCTGCATTAGTCATTCTAATATCCTGTATGTTAATACCAGAATAGATTCCCCTTTTACCTTGTAAAGCATCCTTTACTAAGTCAGCAATTTCTATACTTTCATTGTACTTATCAGAAGCTATAACTACTTCTACATAAGTATCTTCCTTATAGATAAACCTATCTTTACTATCAGATGGTTCTATACCAGTTCTTCTATAAACAATAAAGGGAAATGTAGTACCAGTATCAGCAATTAAGGGATATATTTTATTATGTACCCTGCCAGTAACATTAGCATCATTACTAAGCAGGTTATATATTGCTTTGCCTACTTGTAAACTCATCGTCTGTTTCTATTTGCTATTCTCTGAATTGACTGGCTAATAAGGTTATCCATACTATTAAAGATTTCCCTTTCCTTATTGGCTTTAGCTGTTCTAAAGAAATGTACAGCAGTTATACTACCTCTATTGGCTGATACTCTCTGCCTTCTTATTGGATTCCGACCTCTAACAGATGCAGTATTATTACCAGTGGTTCTTCTAACTCTAGTACCAAGTTCAAAGAACTTCAATCTAAAGTCCCCCATAATATGTACTTTAGCTTCTTCTCCGTTTCGGTCAGCATTAGATTTAACCCCTGCTGCTAAAGTTCTACCATTCCACCAGTTTCTACTGGAAGCTGCCCTACCTAAAGCCTGTCTTAGTTGTCTTTTAGTTTCTGTTGCCAGAATACCAGCACCCTTTCTCAAAGCACTTCTATAAACCTGCCTTTGCTGCCTACTAGTCAAATCCGCAAACATAGAAACTACCTGTCTGGCATCTACTTCTATGTTATTCATTTATCAATTCAGTTACTATAGTGGTTGATTGCTTATATAATTCTGGATTTATGCTAAGAATCCTGTACTTCCTTCCATTCCAAAGGATTCTCATATTCTCATTTACCTTATGATAATATCTAATAGTAAAGGTTACAGTATAAGAATGAACTATTTCATTATTCTGATTCTGTCTATTACCACTGTTATAAGTAACATTAGACCTAGTGCTAATAACATCTCTCCAATCAATAGAGTTAGCACCATAGCCATCTTTAATAGCTACAGGTTCTTGTATGGTAATAGGATAATGTAATGTTCCTGCTCTCATTTAATTGTGTATTTACGGTAAAGTCCTATCAGATATTCATAACTATAGGGAATCTTAACTACTGTACCATAACTAACAGGTTCTCTATTTGCATAAAGATTACCTATCATTAGTAACATAGCGTGAATTATAGCAGGTGGTAAAGTACCACCTACTTCTAATTCATCTAAAGCTATGTCTAAATGTTTAGATACCGAATCCTCTGCTACAGCTATTAAGTCCAGAATGTACATATCATCTGCCCTAAAATCCTCATCTACTAGCAGGTGTTTCTTTGCTTGTTCTAAAGTTATATACATAGCTTACTACTTATTAAATAGACTATAATTAGGCTTTAAGAACCCTCTTAACAAATGCTTCTTTTCTTCTAGGCTTAGCATCAAAGTAAGCATTGATTACAAGTCTTACCTTACCATTAGCAGCCTGTGTAAATGGGTCAACAGTTAAGTCAATTCCACCCCATTGACCGATAACCAAATCAGCGAAATTACCGAAGATTACGCCCTTACCAGCTACAGCAGAAGTAGAAAGAACTGGATAACCGTTTACCTCATTACCTTCCATCAGATACTTACCTGTATCAGTACCCTTGTCAGTAGTCTTTAAATCAGCCTTAGCAGAAGGTGAAACAATAAACTTAATATCACCTCTCACATTCTTAGCTTCCAAATCAGCTTCCATCTTAACAATATCCTTGTAAGTGATAGCATTGCTATCTGCTACTACAGCATTAAGCATACCAGCAGGTTTCTTTGCATCACCAGCTTCACTACCCAAAATAGTAGCTTCAAGTTTGTTAGCAATAGCTGAAACAATATCTCTCTTTAGCATTTCCTCAGCAGAATTAGAATCTTGAATTAAGAATTGCTTAGATACGTCGATATATGCAGTAAGTCTTTTAGGCTCTAGGTTTACTTCTGAGAATGTACCACCGCCATTAGAAGCAGCATCAACTTCACCAGCCCAACCTACATTTGAACCAGAATAAACAGGAATAGAAACATTACCTACAAGTCCAGTCATATAAGAAGCACCTGCTTGTGCCAATACTAAACTTGCTCTCAATGGTTCAAGAATACCCAACTTATCTTCTGCTACATTCTCCTGTCCTGCTGTAGCTACAGTAGCTTTAATATCACCTCTTTCCTCGATAGGAAGTACAATCTGTCCGCTATAAGACTGACCAGCCTTGCGCATTTCTGCAATACCAGCAGTTACTACTTCCTGTGCTCTCTCGTCTAATTGTCTGTTATTGGCTACATCATTGATAGCCTTTAAAAGTGAAAACTTTTCCTTCATAGTATTAGTTGTATGTGTTGTTTGTTTAAGATTATCTTCTTCAATCTTCCTAATCTGAATATCTATATCTGCCGCTTCTTTAGTAAGTGCATCAAATTCTACCTGCTCGCCAGCATTTAGCTTTCTTACTTCCTTCTCAGCACCAGATATAATTTCCTCTGCTCTCTTTTGAAGCAGTTCCTTTTTGTCCAGTAGTTCTAAGGTGTTCATTAGTTTAACTTACTCCTAAGTCCAGCGAAGTAATCTTTTAAATCCTCGCTCTCTAAATCCTGCATCTTTCTTAATGCTACAGATGTATCTGGATATGCTTCCTTATATACTGGTGATACATCGAATAATTCTTTGAAGCTATTGATAGTTCTTAAATAGCTACCATCTTCCTTCTTAGTCCAAGTATCTTTACCGATAGTAAAGGCAAATGAAGAAGTACTAATATCACCCCTTCTAAGACCTTCTAACAGTTCATCACCTAAAGCAGTGTTAGGTGCTTCAAACCTGTATTTAAGTCCAGTATCATCTATAGTTAATTCTAGGCTTCCAGTACCGTATTTAGACCTGGCTAATATACCTCTATCCTCATTGTGATTCAGTAAGCATAGTATATCAGACTTTTCTAAAATACCTTCTAAGGCTGTAGGTTCTATTACTTCAGTAAAGCCACCTAAATCCCTAGACTGCTTACCGAATACTAAAGCATACCCTTCTACAGTCCTAGAATCCATCTTTACAATTTCATTACAGTTTCTTAGTTCTCTCATAGTATTGTTATTATTCCAATAGAATCCAACCAGTATTATCTATCTGATTCTGTAATGCTGCTACCTGTTCCTTTAATAGCTTGTTCTGTTCCTCTAAGGATTCAATATACTTTCTTAATGCAGAATCATCATAATTACTAAGCCCAGCCAGTTTCTGTTTCTCTGGTGTTGTGTAATCTTCTGTAGATAACTGCTTACCGTCTACCTTATCAACTTTGGTATTAACAACATCTTTAATACCTTGTAATTCATCCTGTAAATCGGTCTGCTTAGTAATATCACCTTCTATAGTACCCCATACAGCATTAACTGTACTACCAATCTTGGCACTGATTCTATCCAGTTCTAATACTCCTTCTTTAGTTGCTCTCTGTAGTTCCATTACTTCAAATAATAATTAGTCTGCCCCTTTACTACCTCATCATAATAAGCATCATTAAACATAGCATTAGGACTTTTAAAGCTGTAGCTGTAATAGATTAGTCCAGATTGTAGCTTATCTAGGTCAGATGAATTTATAACCGCCTTATCTATTCTATCTTCTTCTACTATACCAGTCAAATCACCACCCTTAAAACTACATTCTATAAACTCTGCTGGGTTTGTGGTGTAAAGTCTAAGTATAAATTCAGAAGTGTTTCTTACCCTAAAGGGAATGCCGTCCTTATCTTCCAACTTAATATTGAATACCAAGTCAGTTCCCTTGTAAATTGTCTGTATCATTGATTATATTGTTATTAGATGGAATGTTATTAGCAGCATTTTTAATCTCCATTAGATTCACTTGTACGAAATGGGAATCTCCACCATCTACAGCAGGTAAATCCAACTGCTTTCTAATCTCATTGGCACTAACCACACCAATATTAAACAGTGTATTGTAGTAGTTTGCTAAAGATTGTTTGTCTGCTCTTAGTAATACAGAAGTATCAAATCTTACATCTATTCTACTCCTTTCAGAAGGCTTGTACAGCTTCCTTTCAAACTCTAATTCTATCTTCTCTAGTAATGGTGATAATGTATCAGTAAGAAAAGCCAGCTGGGTAGCCTCAACAGTACTATAACTGCTCTTGGATAAGTCAAATGCTTTTACAGGTGATACCCCGAAGAACCTACAAATATCAATTACATTAAACTGTCTGGTTTCTAATAGTTGTGCATCAGCAGGATTCACTGTAATAGGCTGGAAATCCATATTACCTTCTAATACAGCTACTCCATTAGGTGTACCAGTAGTAGGACTAAAAGCAGTCTGCCAGCTAGTTTTTAAATCTACCTTCTGCTTACCAGTTAAAGTAGATTGTACTTTAAGAATACCAGCCAGATTAGCACCACCTTTAAAGAATCCTTGTGCGTGTGATTCGGAATCTGTAGCCAGTCCCAAAGTCTGTCTGGCGTGTTGTAAAGTACTGATTCCAGTAATACCATCATAACTAAAGTTCAGTATATGAATCATATTACAAGGCTCTACCAGTCCTTTAATACCTACAACACTATATTTAATTCCGTCCTTCTGTTCAGTAATAGTAACATAATCTGGCTGTAAATAATGAAGTGCTACTGCATCTCCTTTAGCATCTCTTTCTATATAAGCATATCCATTGCCTTTAAGCAGTGTGCTTACTATCAAAGTCTTTATAAAAGTAAACCTGCTCATCTTATTGTTCGGCTCTTTGTTCAGTAAGTAGTAGGTAGGATGCTTAATAAACTTCTCCTTATAACCAGAATCAGTAATATAATATGGCTCTAATGGAAGCTGTGCTACTGCATCACTAATAACATCTACACACCTGTAGACTGTAGATAATAACATAGCCTTATTAGTGGTATAGCTGCCATTCATATTATACATTAAGGAATCACAGAATAACCCTCTGGTTTCCTGTTCTGGTTCTTTCTTTTTAAACCAATTAGTAAAAATTCCCATTAAATAGTCAGTATTTCATTTGTGTAATGTGGGCTGTCCTCGGCTCCCTCCACCGCCTTCAGATACATACCTAAAGCCTGTATCATTGCTATAGTTCCATCTATCTTCTTTTTATCTACTGCCTTATTCGGTTTAACATTTCCATTATAATCAGACTTCAAAGTAACATTTCTAAAGCAGTACCTATTTATTTCATTGTTATCAATAACTGCCTTACCAGATAGTATCAGCCTTTCCAGTTCTCTAGTAGGCATATTAAAGTTACCTAGTGTTTGTGGATATTCTTCTAATGGTAATCCCTGCTCTGTAGAATCTATAGCCCATTGTGTAGCATTATACTTGTCATATCCTACAGACTGGATATTAACTACATCAGCATATCTAAGCATATCAATAGTTATATAGTCATAATCAGTAACATTACCACTGGTAACAGTAAGATACCCCTGCTGCTTCCAGTATTTGTAAAGTTCCTTATCTGCCTTATCCTTTAATGCCGATTCTGGAAGATAGTAATGTGTTTTGAAGTGGTAAGTACCATCCTGTACTACTAAGTAAGCTACAGCAGTCAAATCCGAAGTAGCAGCTAAATCCACACCTACATAGCAATCCATACCAGCAAACTTATTAAGGTCTACTTCCTGACTGCACTTAATAATATAGTCCTCTGGTAGCCACACATTAGAACTGTCACACCATAAATTCAAAGTCTTAGTTTTAACTCCGACTTCATCAGCAGGGTTATTTATTGCCTGTTGTACCTGTCCTCTAATGTATTTGGAAGTTACTGTAATATCCAAGTTTGGTGCACATTTAACCCAGTTCTTTTCATCTCTCCAATCATCATCAGCATCTAAAGAATAGATAACTATAAACATTTCATCATCTACCTTTAAGCCATTAAGCACTTCTATAGCTACGGTTCTTAATTGATAACAGGGTAAAGTTTTGTCAAATCCAGCAGTAGTAATAGTACAAAGATGTGGATTCATCCTCATCCCCATACTGGACTTAATAACATCACGTACTTTACTATTCTTAGCAGCGTGATATTCATCCAATAAACCAAAGCTGGCATTAAATCCATCCAGCTTACTATCATCAGCAGCCAATACTTTCAACTTGGAATTAGTAAGGTTAAACAGAATATCAGCTCTATAGGCTGTAAGATACTTGCCTTTAGAATCCAATCCCTTACTAAACTTGCTACACATATCAAAGGCTATCTTAGCCTGCTCTTTACTATTAGCAGCCAGTAATACTTCTGCACCATCTTCACCATCAGCTATTAAATAATACAAGCATAAGGCAGCAGCCAAAGCTGTCTTACCCTGCTTTCTACTTACTTCTATATAGCTGCTAGTATATCTTCTGGTAGTAGTTCCCTTCCAGTAGAATCCAACTATATTAGCTATTATAAACTGCTGCCATCCTTCTAAAGTGAATGGTTTACCAGAATGTCTACCTGTATAATGCTTCAATGTGCTAATGAACAGAATGGCTCTATCTACCTTGTCCTCTTTAAATTCCAAATCATCCCTTTTAAGGTCATTCTGGAATCTCTTACAAGCCAGCTTAATTGTTTCACCAGCTATTATTTCACCATTAAGAACCCTACTACAATATTCATAGTAAAGTTTGGTATTCATTACCTAGTTTCCTTTCCTTCCTTTATAAACTGCTCAAATGGGTTATACCCGTCCTGTTCTACTTTAGGCAATTTAGTTCTAGCCTTAGCTGTTAGTCCGAACTCCAGCATAACTTTCATAGCTTGTGTTTGAGCATCTTTAGCAATCTTAATAGCTGGGTGCGGTGCAATGTTACCCCTATCACTGGTAACAGTCAAACCTTCATCTTCTAACTGTTTGGATGCCTTAATGAACATACTGTAGTTTCTAGCCAGCATTGTTAAAGCTGCACTATCCACATTCTCTAACATACCAGTACTATCTAGCTGTTCCAGTACATTCTGCATATATACCTTAGCATCCTTTTCAATGTCCTTTGGAATAGTGTAATTTATCATATTATAGTCTATTTAATTTTTATAATTTATAAAGCTATGTAATGGCTCTAATTGACTTATAATCACTACAATACAATTATTAAAGAATGTGAATTATTTATTTGGAAGTCTGTTAAGGTATTAGTAAATTTGTAATACAATTAAAGGCTAAACTATGGAAAGAAGAAGTAATTACCCAATAGAAATTAAAGCTAAAATAGACCTAAATACTGACCTGCTACTAACGGAACTACAGCAATTACTAGGCAAAGACAGGTCTAAACTACTAAGATTGATAATAGCAGATTTCTTTAATAGAAATATTGATATTATAGATGAACATACTAACCACAAATCAGATAAAGCACCACTGATAGAAGCCATACTAAAGGACTTCTTCAATTATAACAGGGAAACCATTAACCAGTACATTAAATTCAAGAATGATAAGACCACCTAAATCAGTCCTACTACAATATGTTTATGATTACGGACTAGACAAAGCAGCAGCATTATTTCACATTGATACAGAAACAGCAGATAAGATAATTAACTGGAAGCCACAATATGACCAGTACAGCTACAATACAGTAATAGATAAGCCACTTCATAGAAATGCTTCTAAAATAGCTGATATAATAGCCAAACATTATCCCGAATTAGTAAAGCAATACACTACATACTATAAAGATACTATCTATATGTCCCAGACTGTAGAAGATTTCCTACAGAAAGCAGTAATAAGATGTATGGAAGTAGGGCTGGAAGATGTAACAGAAGAATCTGTATTAGAACTACTAAGAGTGCAATTCAATACTATAAGATGCTATGCTAAGAAGTCCAGCTATACAATGAATAGTAAATTAGCACCATTGGAAGTACAGAATGAAGAAGGTGAATACATAATACCATCAGAACTATATGCCATACCTAAAGAAACCGAATAAGCAGCCTTCCAGAACATTTAACAGGGAAGAAAGACAGAAGATATACCAATCTACCAAATGGAAGGAATTAAGACTAGCTAAGCTAATGCAGCAGCCATTATGTGAACTCTGTTTAGCCAAAGGCATTATTAATGCAGCAGAAGATATTCACCACATAGATTCCTTTATGAATTATACTGGCACTAAAAGACTAGCCAAAGCATTTGACTTTAATAACCTTATGTCTATCTGTAAAGAGTGCCACGCAAAAGAACATCACTATGAACATTAAATTAAGCATACCAGTATTACAAGCATTAACCAATAATGAAGCATTTACTTACTTCTGCACATTAGTAGCCATTAGTAAGAATCCAGATAGTACTATTAAAGATATAGTAAGAATAACTGGTGTTAGTGAAACTACCATCTTTAACCATCTAAAGAAGTTTGAAGAAGTAGCCAACCTAACAATAGATAGAACTGGATGCAGTAATAAGTATAGCTATACAGAACCTACCAAGTTCTTTGTAACCATAGATAGCAGCCTGTTAGATACAGATGTAGATAGATTAGTAATCGGCTTCTTAATCCGATTCAAATGCTGGTCTAGAATAGCATCCAATATTGTAGACCTATCTCTAAATAGAATAGTTCACGAAATAGGGGTACAACATAATACAGTATATTCAGCTTTAGAAGCTGGTCTAGTGGAAAGGAGTGACAAGAAACTTTACTTTAAGTTCATTCATCCATCACTTTGCATACTGTAATACAAGAATATAGCTGTTATAACATCCTCAATATAAATTTTAAAATTTGTTACAATTAATTTGCATATGTCAAAATCTTTCACTATCTTTGTATTACAATAAATGAAGGAAACTATCATACTGAAACATAGATTTTAATTCGATTATCTAAGTGGACTGGCTAGCTGATTAGCCAGTTCTTCCACTTAATTCACTTCTAAGAATCACAAAGTTATTACCATAAGTACCTTTTGAGCATATTTTAGGTACTGATTGTTAATCATTCATCATAATTTTTGAGTTTGGGTTAGTTAAGCGTAGAATAGTAAGCGTAGTGATACGCTTATTATTTTATTTCAAGTGTAACCAAAATTTGCAAATTATACCTTTAAGACTACTAAAAAAGTTACATACCCAAACTTAAATTATTTGCTACAGATATACATCTATTCAGATTTCTACTTACCCAGATAGCGTAACCAAATTATTCAAACTTTAGAGATACTAAACTAATGACCAATATTTGAGCGCGAAACCTCAATCTTCTATAGAAAGAATACCTAAAAATGGTCACACCCATAATTCAAACTCCAGATGCTTCTAAACTCCAGATTCTTTACAAACTAATCTAAACTAATTATTATGAAAACATTATCAATCAATTCAAGCAATGGCTATTTAAACCTATCAGATTTACCTTATAACTGCATCTTTAATAAAGTTGTTACTGGTTGTGGTGGAACTACTATAGTTCTTTTCAATAATGAAAACTATGTAATAGCAGTACCCACTACCGAACTTATTACTAATAAGACTGGTCTTAGTGAAGCTGGTGTAGCTACTATTACTAACTATGATGGTAAAGAACAAACTGTATTCGGATTATTCGGTGTGTTCTCTTATTCAGTAAAGAAGGAATTAAAGAAATATGCAGAAGGTAAAGGAACTAAGAAGATTATGTGTACTTATGATAAGATAGGTAAGTTAGCTGAATACTTAGAACCAACTGATTACAGGTTACTGGTAGATGAATATCACATCTTACTAAAGGCTTATAGCTACAGAAGTAAGGCTATAGATGGTGTATTAAGTACCTTTAGAAGCTACAAATCATTCTGCTTTATGTCAGCTACTCCTATTCAAGCTGATTTTAAACCTAGCTGTTTAGCAGATGTAGAAGAAATAGAAGCTGTTTGGGATGAAACTGATACAATGATAGTTAAACTGGACTTAACTAATAAGCCATATATTAAGGCTGCTAACTATATCAATGCTTATAAGAAAGATGGGTTTATAGAAATAAATGGTAATAGAAGCTATGAAGCCTTCTTCTTTATAAATTCGGTTACAGATATAGCATCCATCTTACAATACTGTGACCTTAGTAATGAAGAAGTAAAGATAGTATGTGCAGATAATGAAAGTAATAGAGCCAAATTAGCAGGATATACCATTACTAATAGTAGAAGTGAGAATAAACCGTTTACCTTCATTACTAGTAAATCCTTTGAAGGTGCAGATTACTTTAGTGATTCGGCTTTATGCTTTGTAGTTAGTAATAGTACTAATACTAATACCCTGCTGGATATTTCTACTGATATATACCAAATAGCAGGTAGAATTAGAACTGAATCAAACCCATTTAGAAACTTACTGGTACATATCTTTAATACTACAGGAAACAGAAATATAGAACTGGATATTACTTATGAAGATATGGTAAAGCGTACTAATGATAATATAGAAGGTGCTAATGAAATTATTAGTGCTATCAATAACAGCAGCGACAAAGCTAAAGAAATGGCTAAGAAGATGCTTAATAGTCAGTATGTAATGCTGGATAAGGAAGGTAATTACTTTGTAAATGATATGTTAGTGAAGCTAGACCTATTTACATTCAGATTAGAACAGTCTATTTATAAAGATGGTATAGCACTTAGAAGTGCATATAATAAGAATGATATGCTTACTACTGATATTACTGTAGAAAAGATTACTGATTCAATGAAGAAGGCTGGTAAGAAGATGTCCTTTAAAGATGCTTTCCTTAGATATGCAGAACTTATTAGTAAGATGGTGATTACTACAGAAACTGATACTTTAGCTAAGATACAGCCTTTAATAGTTAATGCTTATCATAGATTAGGTGTAGATAAGGTTAGAAGCCTTAGATATTCAAAATCAGCAGTAGAAGCAGCTTTAATTAACTGGGAATCCGATAAGAACAAAGATACTAAAGTAGCACAAATACTAGGTAAGAGAATTAAAACAGGATTCTATAGTAGTGCTGATATTAAAGGCTGGATAAGTGAAGCCTATACTGCTGTAGGTATTATAGATAAAGTCAAAGCTACCGACTTAACTAATTGGTTTGATTGTGAAGCATCTACTAAGAGAATTGATAGCAAAGTAACAAAAGGATTCATAGTTTACAGACCTAAGATAGTGTTTAGATGAATTATTAAAATTATTGTAATTTAGTTTTGATATGTAAAATATTATTATTACATTTGCAATATGATAAAGAGTTATATGGGAATGGCTTTATCATTCTGGTTAGTGAGTGATTTAGTTCTATTTTACTACTAATCAAAGTAATAATACTACAGATACTTCTAATACAAAGATTCTTCTTATAGATTATCCTACTACAAAGATTCTATCAATTTATTTACACACCAAATTCTGTATTTAGATTTACTATCTTATAGATTATCCGAACATAAAGATTATTGAGATTCGTTATTCATTCAGTAAGGTAGTCTGTGAAGATAGCCTTACTTTACTTTGATTATTAACTACTTAAACTATATATACTATGTTTACAACCTATGTATTACTAACATTCTTAACAGTTCTAATGTATTTCCTTATTAGGACTGTAGTAAATGAGATTAAACAACATATCACAGAAGAAACAGATAGGGTTATTAAGGCTATTAAAGATAAGAACTATGTGGGCAGATGAAGAAGCAGTTATATCAGAATCAGATGAAGCATTAAATATACTAAGTGAATGAAACGTATGTCAGAACAAACTATTAACGCAATTATTAACTACTTAGTCCAGCAACCTTATAAAGATGTAGCTGGGCTGTTACAGATGGTACAGCAGGATTTACAAACTAAAGAAGAACCTGCTAAGGAAGAATAACCCATTAGCCTGTAAATGGTATATGGTTAATGTGAATGGCTAATGATTTATGTATAATGGAATACAGGCTAGTACAAACTACTAGCTTAAATGGATAAATTTGATGAATTAGAACTAAATGGAAGGAAACTACTAGAATCATTTTTAATACAAGTGGGTGCTACTAATCTGCATCCTACAGAAGATAAGTTTGCACCAGTGGACTACTATTTTACTTATAAGGATAAGAAGGTAGTAGCCGAAATAAAGGTAAGAGATATTAAGTATGAAGGCTATGATACTCACTTAATGGAAGTATCTAAATATAAGTCCTTAGTGAAGGATAAGAAAGATAGCCAGTCAGATATAGCATACTACATTAACTTCTTTACAGATGGAACTAAAGTTAATGCCTATTGGTATAGTACTAATACTGTTAGGAACTTTGGTACTATAGATTATAGATACTGTCCGACTACTACAGCAGCCGATAACGGTAGCTACTATAAGAAGGTTATTATGATTCCTTCTAATAAGGCTCAAAGATTTACCTTAGTAAATGGTGGATGGTCTAAGATGAATTAACTATATTTGCTCAAACTTTAAATTTATTGATTATGAAGAAATTATTACTATTATTATTTGCAGTACTAACATTAACTGCTTGTGGTGATTCACCTATTAAATCATACATTACTAAAACATATCCTACAGCCACTAATATTGAAATAATGGAAGATAGTGCTTATAACGCACATTTCGATATAACCAGATTAAATAGGGAATGTAGTGAAGTAATAGAGAAACTAGTAGATATGTCTAAGCAGGAAAGAAGGACTGCTATAGATAGTCTGGAAGTAGCTACAGTAGCTATTCAAGTTCACTTGGAAGATGTATTTAATACTCCTAAAATCAACTCTAAGGCTTATAAAGTGAATCTTACTTTAAATGGTCTGCCCAAACAGATAATAGTATTTGAGCATCCATTAGGCAATATGTACTTTACTGATGAACAGATTGAAACTGAATTTAATAATCTTCTGGATAAGATAGAAGATATGAAATAATAAAGAACCCCAGCTTACTTTAATCGGTAGGCTGGGGTTTGTTGTCTATTTCCTCTTAATATAGACTGTATTATGTTTTACCAAAGTGATTCATAATACTCACTAAGACTATTATAGTTAGTATGAAATACCTCTATTAGCTCTGCTATTTTATCCTCAATCTTTTGCACTATACTAACATTCTGAAGAGTAGTGTTAGCTACACTATCTATACTTTCTATCAGAATGGTATGGTAGTTCTCATTCTCAGAGATAAAATCCCAAAGCTCTTTACCTACTAAAGTCTTATCTTCCCAATTAGGAACGTAAGTTTTAAGTAAGCCAGCAGTTACAGTATTATCATCCTTCTTTCCATAGGTGATACCTATGTATCCTTTATTTCCAGCTTCTTCTACTAACTTTATTTCATCGGCATAGTGTTTAACTTGCCCTGCATCCATATCATTAAATCCACTCTTAATTTCTAAGAATGATTTAACCTCCCCTAATCGGTCTATAACTAAATCAAACTTAGTCTTATCACCTTCTTCATAAGTCTTACCATCAAAGATATATTCATTAGAATAAAGAAGAAGATTCTGCACTAAAAAACCCATAGAAGTAACTATACTTCTACCAATAGCTTGATAGGCATTATAGCGTACAAACTCTTCAGGAGTTTTAAGATTAAGAGCAGCGCAAAGAATAGGATTAGCATTGAAAGTATCTATTGAAATTGTAGACAACATTGTAATTTGTTTATTCACAAATTCCTTAGTAAGAATTTTTATAAAATTCTGTACTATAGTCTTATCTAAATCAATTTCTTCTTGAAATGCTCTAATAGCACTTTCTTCTTTTGGGGTTAAAGTTTTAAAACTACTCTCTCCTTCTACTGTTTTTATAGCATTGAGAGATGCTATAGTAGCTTCTTTGAATCCTTTAAGTGTAGAGAATTGAGTTGCTATTACATTTAACTTGTACTTAAAGGTACTATTAGCAGTACCTTCAAAGGATATAACACATCCTTTCACTATTAAATTAGATAGAGTTGCAGCCATTTATTCAAAATTTAATACTAAGTTCTTCATATTCATATTAAATAGGGTAATATCTTTATCTGTTGTGTTCTTATATCTAGAGTAAGGTATAACATTGTCTTTATCCTCATCTCCTTTAAGCTCTCCATTATCAAATCGAATAATCTGCATACCAGCCATATAGCCTAAACCTACTGGTACTGCATTACCTATTTGCTTGTATATATCAGAGATTTTACCACTAAATCGCCAACTATCTGGAAATTGTTGTACCCTAGCATATTCTTTTACAGATAATGGTCTTAACTCTGTAGGATGGCATATTAAAGTAGCTGGCATTATAGGACTAGTTACTAAGGTAGGAGAAGGCTTACTGTTAGATAATCTTCTAAGAAATCCTGTTTTACCTCCACCTAATTCATAGGCTTTACCCATAGCTTCTTTAGCCATTTCTGGTTCTAAGCTAGTCCAGTTCTCGCCTTCTTTTACTAAAGGCATATATTGGAGCATTCTTTTACTAAGTGGAGTATATTCAGATTCATCTGGCTTAGGGAGGTCTTTAATAACATCGCCTAAAGTAACCCATTTCTTAGTTCCATTTACCCCTTGCTCACTATGAGAAGGCTGTGGAAGAGGTATTCTCTTATTACCCTTAACTCCAAAAATAATAACTCGCTCCCTTATTTGAGGTACACCATAATTGGCAGCATTGAATAATGCAAAGCTAATAGTATATCCGAACTTCCTAAATTCATTAGCTAAAAATCGAATTACACTACCTTTCATATCCTTTATTCCTTCATACTCATTGTAGGAATCTGGTACAGCATTTAATTTTGCAGATAATATGCCTCTTACATTCTCTAATATGAAATATTTAGGTTGTATTTCTGATACAACTCTTAAATATTGAATAATTACGTTTCCTCTAAAATCATCCAATCCTCTTCTAGCTCCAGCAGTACTAAAAGCTTGGCACGGAGGACCACCTACAACTAAATCAACATCTCCAAGCTTTAAGCCAGATACTTCAAGCAGTTCAGCTGTTGGTATAGTCGTTATATCCCTATCTATTACAGGAATATCAGTATTATTGCGTATAGTAGCTACAGCTTGTTTATTCAGCTCCACGCATAACTTTATTTCTATCCCAGCCTTCTCTATTCCTAAATCTAGCCCCATTGCTCCAGAGAATAAAGAAATAGCCTTCAGTCTTTTATTTATCATCTTCAATCTAATTTAGTGCGAAGTTACTAAAAAAGGAGCAAAAACCATTAATTACGACGGTTATTTACTCCTTACATCTTGAATAAGATTACTCAGCTGTCACTAGATATATTGGTATTCTATAACCCAGTTATTAGCTATAGCTATAGCTACAAACTCATTCACTGTTACCACTTCATCTATATCATCTGTTTCCATTACCATATTAGCATTACTAATTACAAAGTACTCACCTTCATCATAAGCAGGGTACTTTCTAATACCATTCTGGAAGGTAGCATATTCACCGTGAACATAGTAGGCTGTCTTTACTTTGAATTTGCTATTAGCATTATAGAACACATTGTAAACACCGCCAATAGTATAGACTTCCAGTAGTACAGCACCATTCTTAACGGTAATCATCTTATTACAGGTTTTAACACCGCTTTCCCTTTCCTTCTTCTTAAAGGTAGTGATTCTATAAGGCACAATCTTAGTAATAAGCTGTTTTACTAGGTTACGCTTTTCAGTGAAGTTACCTTCTATCTGTTCTAAATAGTCTTTAGGTAAGGTAGGCTGGCTATAGAAGGTCTTTAAATCTCTTAGCTTCTCTAATTCACCTTTAGCCTGCTCTATTGACTTCTCAAAGTTCTTCATTTCCTGCCTAACACCCTTAGCGGTTCTATTAAATTCTTCCATAGCCATAGTTCTCATATCTTCATCATCCCCAGCCATTTCAGCAGCATTAATAGAGAATTGGTAGGCTGTAGATAGTCTTTTCTTTAATTTATCTATCTCCTTAGTGAAGTTCTGAATACTATAGTTCTGGTATTCTATCTTCTCCTCACATTCTCTAATCTGCTCTTCTCGCTTCTCATCATTCATATTAGCATAGCCTATCAGTTCCTTCTTTACCAATTCCCATATAATAGGCTCTAGCTTTTCATTAGCTATAGATGTTCTATTAGTACAGTCTGTAATATTGTTAATACCACTCATACAAAGCCAACTAACAGCAGGTTTACCATTTACTAATCTATAAGTCTGCCCAAATTCACCAGCTTTCCTTCTAGGTGTTAATGTATATCCACAATCTGGGCACTTAATCAGCTTAGATAACAGATATACTTGCTGGTTTGGGTATGGTTCATCCTTTACCCTATTCTTCTTTCTCTTATTAGTAGCTGCTTCATATAGTTCCTTATCTATAATAATAGGTGTATTAACATCGAATACTTCTACTTCATCAGTATCTGGGTCTTTAAGATTCACCTTCTTAATACCAGTAGCATAGCTTTCATAAGTAAGAATATGTTCGATAGTACCTAAAGAGAATTTCCTATTTAGCTTCTCACCATACTTATCAGTAATAGCCAAAGCAGTGGACTTTAAAGTAGCACCTTCCTTTAGATATTCATTATATACTGCCTGTACTACTTCTGCTTCTTCTTCATTAACTACTATCTGGTTCTTCTTACTCTTATCAATACCTTCATATCTCTTATAGCCAAAGTAAGGCTGCCCGATAGATATTCTGTTATTATCCAGTTCGTTTCTTCTAGCAGATGCTATCTGAGTTTTCATACTCTTTAGATACTTCCAAGCTGCATCGAAGGCTGCACCGATAACTAATTCTGCATCCCTTACCTTCTTACCTGTTTCTGGGTTAATAGTCCAAAGGTCTATATCTTTAAAGTAAACAGGTATATTCATATTAATAAGTAGACGCACATAAATACGACCAGAAGCAGGGTCACGGCTCATTCTACTTACTTCTGATACTAACACTACATCAAACCTCTGCTCTTTAGCTGCTCTTAGCAATCTATCAATAGAATCCCTATTCTTCTTAGTAACATCATCCTTACCAGTAATCTTTTCACCATATATTAAATTCTCTAGGTCATATTCATAACCCATAGATTTAGCCAGCCTAGTTAAATCTCTGGTCTGTCTGTTTAAATCTTGGTTCTTAGTAGAACATCTGATTAGAAATGCTGCCTTCATATTCTGTTGGTTTTAAATTCGTTATCTTCGTTTCGGAAGCGAAATTACCAAAAGTCACAGAACTATGCAAGTAATTTCTTTATGTTGAGTTGCCGGAATTTAATAGAAGTGTACTTGAAGTACTTCGCCAACCCCTAGAGGACAGGCATATATCCATCG